ATAAGTCTAAATACGTTCGTATAGTTATGCACTCTAACGTAGCTGACGATATAGTTCCTGCGACTGCCCTACCATTTGGCTTCCGAGGTCTTCCTGCATTGAAGACTAATGATCTAAACTCAGATCAGCAGCCCAATAAAAGCCAAGCCCGACTCGCAGGATACAGCGCAATTGATGCCCTTACGGGCTCGGTTGTTCCTCCAGTTCCCTTGACATTTAAAGCAACCAGGGGCGCAGTTTCCACAACTGCAGGCCTCGTTGGAAAAGCCGGATCAACTGAAGTTGTTGACAACAGAGTTTACTTTGGAGTAAAGACAACTGCGCTGGCTTCCACGGGAACAGTTGGCAATGCCAACCTGAATGCTAACGTTGGGACTTCGGTAAATAAGGGGCTTCAAGATCAGCTCATGTTCTTGGGCTTGAAGAAGATGGATAATCTTCACACAGGCTCTGGAGCAGATAACTTTAATGACAACAAGTTTACCCTAGCAAGAGTTGCCCTTCCCAACCAAGCAGGCGGCAGCTCAACAGGCGTTTACAACGATACAGAGCTTACGGGAACAGTTTCTGAGCATATGCTGGATGCCGCATACATTAGAAACGGAATACCAGACTCAACTCAATACACTATTACAGTGGGGTCAGACCTTTCTAATAGAATTACTTTTGGAACCCTTCTTGCACAGACTTCTTCTGTAACTTTCAACAGATTTACAGACTTTATGAAGTTTACCAATGTATTCTTCGGCGGCTTTGACGGCGTCAATACAATGGATAAAAACGCTCGCCGCTTAAATGATAAGTCAGTATCTCTCGATTCCGGCGGAGGAGCAGCTTCGGGTTATGTCCCGGCCGGATTCGCGGCCAATCAGAACGGAGCGGGCAAAGATAACAGCGGCGTTAGATCATACCAAGCAGCCGCAGATATAATGACTGATCCATTCGCTGTAAGCACTAATATTCTAGCAATTCCTGGAATTAGAGAAAGCTTTGTAACTGATCATGCTATGAGTCGAAACAAGGATTATGGCATGTCCATCTACTTGCTGGACATTCCACAGTTTGATGACTCAGACAATAGAATCTACGACGATTCTTCTGAACGCCCCTCAGTATCAAAGACTTCAACTCAGTTTGAAGGAAGAAGGATTGATAACAACACTGCGGCTGCATACTTCCCAGATGTTGTAATCGAAGATGACATAAATAACGAACGCGTCAAAGTCCCACCCTCAGTTGCAGCAATCGCCGCGCTAGGATTTAATGATGCAGTTTCATTCCCGTGGTTTGCTCCAGCTGGCTTCAATCGCGGCTCCCTAGATTTTGTCAAGAACACAGGAGTTCGATTAACTGCTGGTGACAGGGATACACTTTACGATGCAAGGGTTAACCCGATCGCGAACTTCCCACAACAGGGATTTGTGATTTTTGGACAAAAGACCTTGCAGGCTGCTCAATCTGCACTGGATCGCGTCAACGTAAGAAGATTGATGCTTGAGGTCAAGAGAGCAGTTTCGGACGTAGCTAATAGAATATTGTTTGAGCAAAACACTCCAGCAACTCGCGCGAGATTTATTTCTCAAGTAACGCCTATTCTAGCTACGATACAAGCTCAGAGCGGAATTGAGAACTTTAAGGTTGTAATGGATGATACTAACAACACTACAGACGATGTTCTCTCAAATCGACTAAATGGTAAAATTGTGCTGGTTCCAACTCGTGCAATTGAGTTTATTTCACTAGACTTCGTAATTACCAATTCAGGAGTTAGCTTTGAGTAATAGATATATTTTGAGCATATTCAGGAGAAAAGTCTGATGGCAGAGTTAACCTTTAAGAGTCCAGGTGTCAGCACAAGAGAAATTGATATCTCCGCTCCCAGCAAGTCCGGTCCTTCCGGTGTTCCTGCAGGTGTAGTTGGAACAGCTGATGAAGGGCGTGCCTTTGTTCCTGTTCTGGTTGCAGATACCCAGGAATTTCAAAACAAGTTTGGCGCCATTAAAGGTGACAAATTCGGACCTTTAGCAGCCCAGCAGTGGCTGAACAACGCACGAGCTTTAACGTATGTTCGAGTTTTGGGTGCGGGTGATGGCAAGCAAAGAAGCTCAACTGATGGATCCGTCACAAATGCAGGATTCGTTGTTGGTCAAAGAGAGCCTTTAGGTTCCGGACTGATAGGTCACAATCCTAACGCAGTTCAGAACGGCCCACTAGGAAGAACTTTCTTCTTAGGTTGTTTCATGTCGCAGTCGGTAGGATCAACAATATTCAGTGATGCAGGAATTCAAGTTCTTGGAGATGAGAGGGCACGCCCAATTCTTCGAGGCGTGGTTTTTGCAGCCTCCGGTGTGGTTCCCACGCTTTCATCCTCTAATAAGGTTGCAGGAAGAAATTCCGCTGCACCTTCTCCTGTAGTTGATAGTAGAACTCTTAAGGGTGGTCTGACCGGAACAGTTAATATCGGTTCCGGAAAGCAAGAATTTGTTATGTTGCTGAACGGCCACAGAAATACTCCTTTCAAGAATGTTGTTACTGCTTCTTTTGATCCGCTGGCAACAAATTACTTTGGAAATGTTTTTAATAGGGATCCAGAGGCAATACAGGATCACGGTTACGTTCTTTATACGCAGTATGATGTTTACCCAGCATTTGCAGCGGTCACAGGAACTCAATGCTTACCTGTAACAGGAACAGCGCAGCCAGCAAACCACGAAAATGTTGCTTTCTTGACAACTTCTTCTTTAGGAAGAAATGCAGGATCAGCGGCTGTTCCTAATTACGAAAACTTTAAAGAGCGCTACGCAGCTCCTCATGCTCCCTTTGTTATTTCTCAAACAATCGGCGGAAAGAGAAGAAGCCTCTTTAGAGTTCACGCTATTTCTGATGGTGCAGTTGCAAACCAAAGATACAAGATATCCATTGAAAACGTCGCCAAGTCGAGCGATCCTAATAACGACTTTGGATCATTTGATCTTGTAGTAAGAGATTTTAATGATCGAGATGAAGAGAAGGTTGTTCTGGAAGCTTACCGCGGACTAAACTTAGATCCTACTTCTGACAACTTTATTGCTCGTCGAATCGGGGACCAGCATATCTTCTACGATTTCGACCGCGCACAAGGATCACAAAAAATAGTAGTCCAGGGCAACTTCCCCAACGTGTCAAGCAGGATCAGGATTTCTCTTGATGCCGCTGTAGCCAACGGTGATATTTCTGAGTCTGCTCTTCCGCTAGGTTTCCGAGGCATCGACCATCTAATAACTTCAGGTGCAAATATTTTAACTGCCGGAAAGTTCAATGCAAATTTGCAACAGACAGTTGAGCCTCCTGTCCCGCTTAGAATAGACATAAATGATGGACTCTCTCCCAAGAAGATTGCAAACAAGGCGTATTACTGGGGTGTCCAGTTTGAGAGAAGAACATCTACGTCTCTTCCCAACAAGGAGCGAATTGCTGACGCAACTATTGCTTCTTTTACGAAATTCTTCCCTAACTTCATAGGGGTTTCAAACCAGAACTTTGTAACAGGAAACAACCCCAATCAGGCAGATTCCGGAGGAGTTATCCTTGATTGTGACCGATTTAACAACAACGTTTTCTCTTTCGAGAACGTCAAGGTTGTTACAGGTTCCGATGGCCTTATGTCCTCCCTGGATTCCGATCTCACAGGTGCGGTATACGTCAGAAAAGGTAATATTGCTGCCAATGCTTCAGCAAAGACAAGAGCCTTCTCCGTAGACGATACAGCCAAGCCAGCCATTAAGCGCCTTACGAAGTTTAGCTTCTTCCTACAGGGTGGATTTGATGGGACTGATATCTTCAATAAAGAATCATCCAAGCTTTCCAATACTGCAGTGAAGGGTGAGGCAGATGACGCAAGTAGAGGCCTTACAGCAGGATCAGCTACTGCAGCATATCGAAAAGCCGCTGATATTATGGGCGAAAAAGCAGACGTAGAGATACAGTTGCTAGCAATACCAGGAATTAGACACTCTAATGTTACTGACCATGTCATAGATGTGGTTGAGGACCGCTTCGATGCACTTTACCTAATGGACATTGAAGAGAGAGACGAAGTTAATTCTGTTGTAACGTCGTCCCTCCAGCGAGTTCATGTTGGAAACACAGTCTCTGCATTCGGCGACAGAGCCCTCGACACCTCCTTCGCCGCTGCATACTTCCCAGATGTGAATGTTAATGCAACAGTTGAGACAACCGCCGGAACTGGAAACATCATTGTCCAGGTCCCACCATCAGTTGCAGTTCTAGGAGCTTTCTCCTTTAACGACGCTGTTGCCTTCCCGTGGTTTGCTCCAGCAGGATTCGCCCGCGGCGCACTCAACTCGTTGTCAACAGCCGTTGCTCTTAACAGAAGTAACTTGGATGACCTCTACGATAAGGATATTAATCCTATCGTGAAGTTCCCGGCGACAGGCCCGGTAATTTACGGCCAAAAAACACTTCAGGCAGCTCAAAGTGCTCTTGATAGAGTCAACGTAAGACGTCTTCTAATCGACATTAGAAGAAATGTCAAGCGAGTTGCAGAATCGCTTCTGTTCGAACCAAACCGAGAATCTACCCTTGAGAGATTTACAGCCCTGGTTACCCCTCTACTACAGAGAGTCCAGCAGGAGCAAGGGATTGACAGGTTTAAGGTTCTAATCGATACCACCACCACAACGCAAGCTGATATTGAGAACAATACTGTTCGAGGAAAGATCTTCTTGCAACCCACACGTTCAATTGAGTTTGTCTCCATCGACTTCGTCGTGACCAACGCAGGCGCTGAAGGATTATGAGATAAAAAATGAATAAAGCAAATACATATATAAGACTGCTAGGAGTTAATAATGGCTGAAACACTGTCCGTAACTGAGATGCTTCCTAATAAGTTTGAGCCAAAGCGAAAGTACCGATGGGTCTTCGCTATTGAGGGCATCGACGCTTTCTTGATGAAGACCGCAAACAGACCTCAAATTCAAACACAAGAAGTTGAGCTTGGTTTTATTAATCACACACGCTACTTGGCTGGAAAGACTAAGTTTGCAACCTTGGGTGTTACTCTTTATGACCCAATCGCTCCCTCGGGTGCGCAACAAGTTATGGAGTGGATCAGAACTCACTTTGAATCCGTTTCAGGTCGCTCTGGCTACGCTGACTTTTACAAGCGTGACTGCCAGATCAAGCTGCTAGATCCTGTCGGAACTGTTGTTGAGCTCTGGGACATGAAGGGCGCTTTCATTACTGATGCTAACTATGGTGATCTAAGTTATGATGAAGCATCTGCTCCCACAGAAATATCTCTTACTCTGAGATATGACAACTGCGTCTTACAATACTAAAAGTCGCATAATCTTTCTTTTGTCGAAAAAACCTCCCTCGTGGAGGTTTTTTTGTGTTTTTTGCAAGATGATATTTATAATACGGCGGCAATATTTCTCACGCTGATGTTTACTTGCGCCAATAACTCCCATACAATTAAAACAATAGGAGGGCTTTATGTCCGAAGATGCTGGCAGAAATGAGATTTTTAACTATCAAGAGTCGATGAGACCTACACCTGAGAGAATGCAGGAAGACCTGGGATTTGATATTCCCGTAGAGACTGTGCCTCTCCCTTCTGGTGGAAAAGCTTATCCGGTCGATCATCCTCTTCACAATTGTGACACAGTAGATGTCAGGGGCATGACCGCCCGCGAAGAGGATATCTTGACTTCTCGGGCTTTGATTAAGAAAGGGACAGTAATTACTCATCTGATTAAGTCGTGCCTTACAGATAAAAGCATAGAACCAGATACCCTTTTCTCAGGTGATAGAAACGCCCTGATGATTGCTTTGCGAATTACAGGTTATGGGCCTGAGTATATCCTTAACATGGATTGCCCTTCTTGCGGAGTCTCGTCTAAACCTGAGTTTAATCTTGCAGATCTTCCTATTAAGTCTCTTGAAATAGAGCCAGAAGCACCCGGGCAAAACCGATTCCAGTTCAAGCTACCCATGTCAGGAAAGAACGTAACATTTAAATTCTTGACAGGAGAAGACGAGATGGAAATCGCAGTCATCAACGAGCGCATGAAAAAACAGGGCTTTGCAGTCGAGAACAATGTAACTAGTAGGCTCCAGCATTCCATCATTGCGATCGACGGTGATGACAATAAAAATAATATTAACAGATTTATTAGGCATATGCCTGCTCGTGATTCCCTGGCTTTGCGCCGATATATGGATAAGTCTGAGCCAGGTATTGAGATGCGCGGCCCCTTTGAGTGTCCCTCATGTGGATACAGTGAGGAGGTGGGCCTTCCAATTGGCCCATCGTTTTTTTGGCCTGACACCGACTGATCGGGAAATATTTTTAGAGCATTCTTTTTTGCTCATGTATTATGGTGGTTTTACTTATAGTGAGTGCTATAAGCTCCCCATCGCCTATCGCGTTTGGTTTATTGACAGAATCAACAAAGAGTTTAAGAAGGCACAAGAAGCCGGAGAGCAGGCAAATAGTCGTGCAGCGCACCACAACCAGTCTGACATTAGAAAGCTACAGAACTTCGCCAGAGGTGAAACTCCAAGTAGAATGAGACGATTTACATAGAACACATATATATTCTATAAGGAGTCTCTGCATGAATGAGAAAACTAATTTTCAAGATCTGGTAATACAAGCTGTGACATGTGAAATTTTAAATGTCCAAGCACCGTTTTCGTCAAAGTTTTCAGCGCAACAGAGAGAAGTAATCGAAGAGTGTAGAAGTCACCACTTAAAGATGTCTCTTATCTCTGAATCGAGCGCAAATTCAGGCAAAGACTTGCTAGAACAGAGAAAGATTCTCCAGAGAAAATTCCGAAAAAACTTTGGATTTTCTTTGCCTCTATAGGATTTTAAATGGCTGAAAATCAGGGTCCCATAACCCAGGATCAACTTGATATTGCTAGGCAGTTTGAACAATCTGCAAAGCGCGCTGCAGCGTCATACCGAGATATGGCGGGTAGCACAAGGACAATCCTTGTCCAGCAGCTGCAAGATCCAAAATTAAAAAAGTCTGAAACTGAAATTAGAGAGATGCTGGAGAGGGTAGATAGGGTAAGCGCGTCTACACAGTCTTTTGTAAGAACAACTTCAACAAACTTAAGCAGCCTGCAAAGCAAAGTCAGCAGAAATGCTTTAACCGCCCTTGATAATGTCTATTCAGGAATCGATAGTCTTTTCTCTAATACGTCAAGAGGATTAGGTCAGGGAATAGAATCTGTTGCTAACGGCGCCGCCTCCATGATGGAAGCTGTAGGGGGCCAGCTAGATGGTTTTCCTGCAAAGATGAGCAACATGATGGGCACGATCGCCCGATTGGCAGGAGGAGTTATTGGCCAAACCGAGCGCTTTGCCATCGGCCTAACAAGAAATTATGAGAGGCGATTTGTTGAGCCCTTTGTTAGAATTAACAACAATATACGCTCGTCTTTAGGCACTCTATCACAAGGTGCCGGCCGAGCTGCTGTTACCATGAGAAGGACTTTGGGAAGAGATCTCAGGGGTCTAGGAATCACAACCAACTTCTTTGGTGTGGGTATCAAAGGCGCAGCAGAACGGGCTAGATTCTTAAATAAATCACTTAGTATGCTAGGTTCAGTAGCCGACAATGTGCTAGGAGAATTTGGAACTAAAGCAGCAGTAGCTCTAGGAACTTTTCAAAAAGCCGGATTTGCAACAGAACAACAGACACAAGGGATAGTCCAGAACGTTAAAGCCCTGGGAGGTGATCCTGTCAAGGCAATTGGCATGATCATTGCAAAAGGAAACGAATTTGGCGAGCGCTTCGGCATAACTGCCAACTTCATATCCCGTGATATCTCTATGATGATGGCAGACTTTGGTAAGTTTGGAAACCTGTCTGTTCATGAGATGGCAGCTGCATCGACTTTCGCTAGAAAGCTTGGCACTGATATCAGCAAGCTAACAGGCGTTATAAGCACTTTTGACGATTTTGAAGCTGCAGCCACTAATGTAGCAAAACTATCACAGGCTTTCGGCGTAAACGTTGACGCTGTTAAGATGATGAACGCAGAAAACCCAGTAGAGAGAGTCCAGATGCTTCGGGACGCTTTCTTTGCAGCTGGAAAATCTGCAGAAAATATGACTCGTCAAGAGTTGGCTCTAATCTCATCACAAACAGGTCTAGATGCCTCTACAGCAAGATTAGTCTTTTCTCAGAAAAATAGATTCCAGGGCGAGCGCGATCTTCAGAAGCAAATGGAGAAGAGAAAGTCTCGTGAGCAAGAGATAAAAGAAGCGCCTCTCAAAATGGCAGAGAGTTTTCAAACGCTTAACATGACTCTTGAAAGAGTCTTTATCGGAATCGACGATAAGCTGAAGCTATTTAGTGATAATCTCATGCTCAGTCCCGCAGGCAAGCAAATTATGGGCTGGGCACGCGGCGTTTCTCACGAGTCTGCTGAGCAGTTTGGCCGCCTAGGAAAAATCTTAGGCAACACGGAATTTGTTAAGGATGCTGCTCGCTCCCTAGGAAAGGCCACGGGCCAGCATAAGGCCATGCTTAAGGCTGCCGTCGATAATGTTGAAGATGCCATGAAAATCATGGATGTTCATACAGGTCTTCGCAAGGCTTCTGCTTCCGCTGAAGATGTCGAGAATTCTATGAAACAGATAGACACCATCGTCGCGAATATGAAAGCCCAGGGCATTGATGATCCCGCGATGTTGAAGTTGGCAGAAGATGCCAAAAAAGCTCTGCTTAGAGAGGGAGACCAAAAAGTAACCCTGGACAAAATGATGTCGTCAGAGACTGCAAGTCAGTTAACGCTAACTGCCGGTCAGGCTGGGGCTCAAGGATACGCTGAAGGGTGGAATGAGTCGATGAAGGCCAGAGCGCCTGAAATGATGGGTGAAACCCTTAACGCGATCCAAAAAGGTCAACAAGCAGAGTCTCCTGCTTTGCTCTTCACGCCCGCCGGGCATAATTCAGCGATGGGCTGGATGAAAGGCTGGGTTGAAACAACAGCTTCTCCTGAGTTTGCACAACAAGCCGGCGATGCACTTATGACACCGATAGCGTCGATCGCTTCCATCGATAATATGCAACTACAACCAGTATCAGATGCTCTCAGCACTATTGGAAAAAATGCTGAAAATGTCAAGGCTCAACTTTCAGACCTCAACGTGCAAGTAGATAATTTCAGTCGATCAGGTGTTGGAGAACTAATGAGCAAAGGACAGCTCTCCATCAACACTGAGGGTTTTTCTATAAATGTTAACGTTCATGCACTAATTGACGGTGAAAAGCTCGCCTCAACTATTGCTGAACAAGAGGTTACAATAAGGCCCGTAAATACTGGAGAAGGAATGACACGAGGCAACTTTGCGATTAACCAGAACCCGGCCGCAGAAGGATAATAATGACGTTTATACCTAAGAAACCTGCACAAGATGAAATGTGGCAGAGAATAAAAAATCAAGATATTTACAGACAGATCATTGAGGCTATTCCCGCTGATAAAAGGGAAGAGGTTGAAAAAGCTGTAAAGCAGACTGTTCTTCCTTTGGCGAACGGCCTCCTTGCGTCAATGGTAGCTAGTAAAAACAAAAAATAATGGAGTTAAACGGTGGCTGAAGATCCCAACAATCCAGGAGATTCCCCAGGAGGTGCACCACCCCCTGCGACAAATTCAGGAAAGTATGTTCTTATACCCGAAGATTTAAACGGGGACGGAATCCTGAACCCTGATCAATTTCCTCCTGCTACCACCGACTACACTCAGATTCCTGGCGAAGACACACCGGGGGGCCCGGATGATATTCCGGTTGATGGGCCAACTCCAATGTTTGGCCAAGCAGTTCCAGCCTCGCGTAAAAAGATGCGAGATTTTCTTTCTAATCTCAAGAACAAGACTCAAACTGCAGGCTCGGGAGAAAACACTAGAATCGGCCCCTTTGTTGATCCTGCTAATATAAGGCAAAGCTCCACATCTACTTCTAGAAATCCTGCCGGGAAAACTCTAGCAGATCTTGGAAGAAAATACATGCCTGGGCGCCGACAGGCAGTCTCTCCCCACCAGGGATTAACATCCCGGGATTTGACTCTGGGGGATCTTAGTAATAGGCGAGACTACGGCACTACTCTCAATACAACAAGCCAGGCTCCCGAAAGCCCATACGGAGGCGACCCGGGTGCTCTACCTCAACCGGAGCAAACTGTAGTTTCTGATGTTCTTCTTAATAATAGATTTGCTCCTGTAACAAACAAAGACGGAGTGTCTGAAGAAGCTCAGGCAGGAGTATACGCTCCAGGCAATGTCTCTACCGACAGGTTTGACGCATCTACTTTTTTCACAACATTGCAAAAAAAGATGGGTGCATACACACCAGTTGTTGACGAAGGAACAGGGAAAAACATAACACTTGACGAGATGCAAGTTATAGCAACTACTTTAATTCAACAGGCTATTGGCGGCGACAGTGGCACTTTTCTTGAGGGCAATCTCCCTTTTGGAATGGGCGATATTGGCCTTAGAACCGGAGCATCAAAGATTCCTGTTGGAAAGCTTAGGCCAAGGAATGCTTTGCCTGCTCTTTACCAAGAAAAAGCAAGTAACGATGATTATCTCGCTGACTCTGATACTCGAAAAACTTACGGAGTTAATAACACACCAGATCAGATGTTTGACAGGTTTTTCCCTGCTACAATGGTTCTTATTGCTGTGGCCACAATCGCAGCAACAATGGCAGCCGTTTTCGTAACGAGCTGGGTGGTCCAGGGAGGTGCAGCTCTTGGTAATCTAGGCGCCGACCAGACTGCACCCTATGCTCCTGGATCTTCTAAGAAATCGAGCGCGTTCGGGAATGCGCTTTCTAATTTTGTTTCTCTGTCTGACTTTGGTTTAATTTCAACTAAGAATAATCCTGGAGAAGCTGCCCGAGTGGGCTTGCAAGTCTTTCTTGGGATAGATCCAGGCGGAGGAGCCTTTGATCTGTCGACAATAGGCGCGCTAGTGAGAACACCTGGATTTTATGTTAATATTGGTAGAGCCGTTCTTCGAGATGCAATAGAAATACAGGAAAAGTTTGAAAGTGCCGGACCGGGAATAGGGGGCTTCGGCGCCGCAGCAGCTTCTGCTATTTTAGAAGATTTCAAGACATCTAAGCTTGTAGCTGCAATCAATATGTTCGCCGCGATAGGGGATGCCCACTTAGAGGCAAAGAAAAAAGCATTTAACATTGATAAGCTTAACGGTGATTCTGTTCTTTCTCATGCTACTAAAAGTCGTCAAAAGACTACCGATAATTCACAGCCGGAAAAATTAAAACTAGCCTGGAGAAGCAACTCAGTAACATCCACTTTTTTAAATCCGGTTATAGTAAACAGCGCTATAAGCGCTCAATCAAAGTCAAGCTTACTAAAAGCTCCAGAGGGAATAGACTTTGAGGCTCCTGCAAATAACAGGATAGCACCCGACAAAGTGGAAAAAATTGAGGATAGCTTAGAAGCAGAATATGTTCCTTTTTACTTTCATGACCTAAGAACAAATGAGATCGTCGCGTTTCATGCTTTCTTGACAAATCTCAACGATAACTTTACGGTGAACTACGACTCAGCTGACTTCTATGGAAGAGCTGACCCGGTCCAAACTTATTCAAGCACCCGAAGAAATCTGCAGTTTTCTTTCTACGTTGCTGCTACAAATCCCGATGACTTTGACTCGATGTGGTTTAAGATTAATAAGTTGATTACGCTTCTCTATCCGCAGTATTCACAGGGAAGAGAGCTAATAAACTCAAATGGCGGAAAAATTATTGTGCCATTTTCTCAAGTTTATACAGCGTCACCTATGATCAGGCTTAGAATTGGGGATGTTGTTAAGTCAAACTTTTCTAAGTTTAATCTCCAGCGGCTTTTCGGGCTTGGGACAAGTCAGTTTGACCCTAAGGCCGGCGAGGTAACAGATAAAGAAGTCCTTGCTACCCCTACAGGCGCAGCAGAAAGAACAAAGCAGATAGAGATTATTGAAAATGCAAAGAGGAAAGCAGGACCTCAACCGGGCCAGATCTGGAAGCTAAGCACCTCAGCAGGCAAAGTAAAGTCAGTTGCAAACGGAGAGGAGATTGATTTAAATACAATAAAAGGAGCTAGTGAGGTCTTTGCAAAAATTGGACCAACGCCAGGAGTAACTCCTATAAATACTCCCGTAGCATTTACGCTCTATGCATCTCTTGAGGATGCAAAAAATGACTCTCCTATCTCGAACTTCGGCGTCGGGTTTGTATACACAGTTGGCAGAAATGCTCTTTCTCCCAACCTAGA